GACCGCCACCGCCGTCTCGACCTGCTGCGTCCCGAGGGAGTTGAGCGAGCCGAGAAACATCGACCGAGCGTCGAGGTTGTTGAGGTATGTGCCGATCTTCTGCACGAAATACTCGGCAGCCTGCAAGCTCTGAAACTCCGTCGATGACTCGAAGCTGACGGTTGTCGTCATGCCAGCCCGAGGAATTTGACGCGCCTCGACCGCTCCCACATAGGAGACGGTCTGGACGGTTGGCTGCGGTGACATCGAGAGGCGCACGGCCTCCGACTGGCGACCGTTGCCACCAGCCAGCTCGATGTTGCGCGTGCCTATGGTGAGTGTCGCTATCACTTAGTTTTAGACTGCTGCGATGGTGAAGAGCGCTTGTGGGGTTCCGGTGCTGAATGTCCGCTTGCAGGCGAGCGTCAACTGGCCGAGGCGGTTCTCTGTTGGAGAGAAGCGCTTCTGTAGGTCGATGATCTGCACGGCTGCCGCGTCGAAGTTGAGTCCGCCGGTTGTCGCGGTGCTGATGTCGAGCGCGACCGATGCGAGATCCTCGCCGGCGTCAAGTGAGCCGAAGTAGGTGTCGAAGGAGTTCTCTGCGACGCCGACCGGGATGCAAGTGATGTTGCAACCGAGATTCTGCAAGGTCATGTCGACCGTGCCGATGCCGTCGACGACGATCGGAGTCAATCCAAGGTCAAAGGCGACCTCGAAGCCAGCCTCTGAGTTGAAGTTGAGAGCGGCGAGCGTCGCGGTGTAGGGTGCTGTGACGAGCTTGGTCGGGTCGAAGGCTGCGCCAATCGATCCACCTGCTCCGACTGAATAGTAGTCGGCAAGCGCGGAAGGGTCGCCGCCGAGGTCAAGCAGCCCGGTAAACTGCACTGACCCGAAGGCGGTGTTGTTCGCGGTCAGGCGAAGGCTCGGCATCTGGGTGACTGCTGCGTTGTTGATCGTGTAGGTCGCGTCGGCTGCGGTGATGACCAGCGGCTTGTCTGTGCCTCCGTAGATGCTCGCGCCCATAGCGGTCGAGCCGTAAGGAAAGAGAACGGTCAAGGCTTCGATCTCTCCGACCGGCTCGAACTCGACGACGACTTGAAAGTCGGTCTTCGACTTGCCGAGAACGCCGTAGGCGTCCGACTCCTTGTCGAAGGTCGCGTTGGTCATGGTCAGAGTGATGCCGCCCTTCGAGTAGAAAGTGGCTGAGTCATAAACGACCTTGGCTGGGCCGCGAACGATGGTGGTGCGTGTGAATGTTGGCATGATGTTTTATCTGGTTGGTTCGGCGGTGGCTAGACCGACGGGTATGGTGAAGCTGATAACTTTCTGAAGCATCGACTCGTTGGTCTGTGACTCCAGTCCTGAAAATATCATGACGCCGCCTGAGAGCGGTGCGTCGTCCTTGTCGAGCGGTTGGGTGTGGTGGAGGATGCGTGCGACCGCCTCGGCGATCTCTGTCGAGCTTGGCGTGTTGCCGCTCTTCGATCTCCATACCGACGGGATCTCTGAAACTGTGACCTTGAACTCTGCGGTCGAGAGGTATGGTCCGGGCGTGTCGGCTGAGTCCGTCTCGCCTGTCTCGAAGTGAACGAGGCAGAACGCACCGGCGCTCTTCATCGCGGTCATGATGCTCGTCTCGATGTCCTTGCCGTCCTCGACGAGAACGGGGATCTTCGGCACCGTGCGGAAAAATGCATGATCGTTGAGTGTCTCAGCGATGCTCTCGACGATCTGACGGATGGTGCTGCTCATGGTGAATATGAAAAGTCCATGACGTCGGAGCCGCCGTATCGGAAAGGTGAGGCGGTCGTCGCAGCGAAAGACTCCGCCCCGGTGTCATCCGAGTCGGCGTCGTTCTTGGCGAGATCGTCCATGAAAGTCTCGGCAGCCTCGACAGCGACCTTGCGGTCGTCGCCGTTAAATTCTGCGAGTGAGGGAAATGCCTCGGAGAGCAGGCGACGCGCTAAGGCGTAGCCGTGCCGCTGTGATCCGGGCGGGACATAGCGTCCTGTGTTTGTGACTGGTGGGAGGCCGCGCTTGCGGCGTCCTGCATTGACTCGGGAAACGAACTCCTGCGCGACTTGTTCCAAGATCTCTTCGAGCTTGGCTTCAGGCGCTGGCGACTCAGCCAACAAAGCCTCGAACTCGTCGGAGGCCAGTCGGTCGCGAAGACCATCGGATGTAAGTAATACCCATGCCATAAAAAGAAAGAAGGTGGAGGAGAGGGGAAAACACTACTAAACCCCTCTCCTCCTGTATCGATTAGAACAACAATTTGGCGACCATCGCCTGTGCCAATGTGCCGGGAGTTGCGGACGCTGTTTGAGCGATGCGAACGTAGCGGCGGGTATTGGCTGGGAGGCGGAAGCGGATCGTCTTGGCTGCTGCTCCTGCTCCGCCTGCACCAGTCTGAGTGGTTTGGATGAGAGGGTCAACAGATGCCCAAGACGAGTTGTCGGCTGAGTCTTCGAGTTTGTAGGTGACGACTTTCGTGTCGGACAGCTCGGCAGTTGCCAAGGCTGGCGCTGCGAGCTCAAACACGATTGCCTCGATGTCTCCACCTGTGGCTTGTTCGAGGTCGAATGACGCGGTATTTGCACCAGCGGCGAGAAGAGTTACGGTCGACTCGTAGTTGGCGTCTGTTTGATTGCGATTGTATTCGTAGGACATGATTTTTTATTAGCTGAGGGTTTCGGTGTCGACGATGGAGTCGGTGATGATGATCGGGATGCCGTAGGACTCGGTTGGAGTTCCGGGGATGATACCGTTGAACGCTTCTTGCTTCGTGTTCGGCGCGGTGGTCCGGCTGATCTGAAGTTGGTAAGCGGAGCGGCGGCTCATGAGGAGGTGCGTTGGACGCTCGCCGACTGGGAACTTGCTGAGAAGCTCTGCGATCTTCGCGTCGGTGACTGTCTTGCCGGAGTCTGCGGTGGCGTCTTTCAAGCGGCCCACTGCATACTTGTTGACGCACTGGAAGCCGATCCAAGCGGTGAGGTCAGCGATGTAAGCTGCGTAACGGTTGCCGTCTGAGTCCTCTGCATCTCCCTCGCGGAAAGGTGAAAGGTCGAAGCTGGTGCCGTTACCGTAGACATACTGAACGCCGGTCGTGCCTGCCTTGATCGCATAGACCGAAGAGCCGGTTCCTGCGGTGGTTCCGCCTGCGTCAACGACGAGGTCGGTGCCGAAGGATGTGACCATCTCCTGCAAGCCGAAGAAACCTTTTGCCCCTGCGTCTGTGCCGTAGATGGTCTGAGTTCCGACTGTGCTGAGAGCCGCACGCATGACGCCGACTGCCTCGATGGCTTGGATTGCTTCTGGTCCGTCCTCGTAGCCGCGTGCGACTGCTTTGTCTACCTCGATGCGAGCCGAGAGGATGAAAGCCTCGACGAGACGCTCGGTGAAGCTGGACTTGGTGGCTGCGGTTCCTTCGTTCGCAGAGCGGAAGGCCACGGTTGGCCGGCTGTTGCGGATGACGGTCTTGTAGCTCGTTCCACGGATGGTTCGAGCTGGGATAGTTGTCACCTCAGGCGAACTGGTGGCGACTTCTTCGATGAGGCCGACGATTGGGTCGGCGCCGTTGAGCTTGGCTAGGTCAAGCAAAGTAAGATTGTTTGGCATACTATTGGTTTATTTGGATTGTTGAGATTTGAAAGCGGCTTCGACTTTTGCGAGGCCGGTTAGTGGAGTTTCTTGAGGTGCGGATTCGCTGCGACCAGCGAGAACGGTCTGGCCAGAAAGAACTGGATTGACCGGGATCGCGTTGAGCGCGTTGATTGCTTCAGGGTTCGCGATGATCGAGGCTCTCCAGAATGACTTGGTTGCGTCGTCCTGCGGAGCGATGCGTCCAGCCTTCACGGCGTCCTCGATGGCGATCTCTGCGGAGGCTGCTGCCTTCTCGGCCATGCCTTCCTTGAGCTTTTTATTCTCCTCCATAACGTCAGCAAGCTGTGCTTCGAGCTTGGTGTAACGTTCGGCGGTGGCCGCTTTCTCCTCGTCGGATTCTGCGGTGGTAGCGGATTCGCGGAGCGATGCCAAGTTGCACTTGGCTGTCTCCATGGCGGTTGCCTCGTCTTGTGATGCTTCGACAAGTCCGAGTTCGATTAGGTGTTCGATCATATTGGTTGATTGTGTGTGTGATGCTGCGATTCTAGGGATCTCCTCGAAGGCTGGGTCGTTAACAAGTGACCCGATCTCGCCGCGTGCAGCGAGTCCAGTAGGGATGCCAGTCGTGGAAACTAGGAAAGTCGGAGAAAAATAGGAATAGTCGCGGCCTTCGATGGCTTTGCGCCCTGCCTCGGTCCACTCGACATCGAGCATCAAGCCGACGCCTTCTTCGTAGCGGAACTCTTTCGGGATGAATGAAGCCGGTCCGCTGGAGTGGTCGAAGCCGGCAAATGGGCGGACATTGCAAGCGAGGCGCTTGGTGAGGTCTTCAGCAAACGATGCGCCGATCCGTGAATCGACTTCGACTTCGAGAGTCTTAGGCTTGCCGCCGACGGTTGCAGAGATCCGATGCTTGCCTTCTGGCAAGTAGACGATGCTTGACTCAAGTCCGTTGATCTCGGACTGAAACGCGGCGGAAACTTTACTTGAGGCGGCCATTGATCTCTCGCCTTGCCATCATTTTTCTGGATGGCAAGAACATTTTTAAGCAATCGCTTAAATTAAACGCTCGATGAATTATTTTTCACCATCTCAGCCTCGATGTAGTCGAGAGCCTCGTTTAGCATTGCGTCGACGTATGAGTTCTCCGGCGGTAGCGCTCCCGGCCACGGCTTATGCGTGACCGACTTCCGCAGCGCATAGACCGGGCGGATGCCGCTCTCGGCGTTGTCATCCTTCTCGGCAAGCACGCCCTTGACGCGGAAGAGCGGCGAGACGCTCTGCGAGTAGTCTCGCGCTTTCATGTCGTGAGCTTTCGGGACGAGCGGTATCGTGAGGTATCCGCGGCGCTTCGCCCGGATCGTGCCGCCTGTGATCTTGTGCGACAGCCCGATCATGCCGTTCTCGAATGTCGCGCCGCTGGCGGTGGTCTTGGTTGTCGACCAGCCCGATGCAGTCTTCATCCACCAGCCGGAGAGCGATCGCCCCGGTCCGTGCGTCGGCAGCGACGGGTTGATCCACGGAATGCGGCCTCGTCCGTTGTAGTAGGCGCGGATCGTGTCGAGCGCGGCCATCGCTCCGACTTTGACCGCTGACGCTCTTGTCGCCGGCGCTGCGAGCTTGAGCAGCGCGGTCTTGCTCTCGGCGAGGTTCGATGCCTTGACCGTGATCCCGATAAATGACTTGCCTTCCTTCATCGTTCCAGTCCTTTCAGCATTGCCGCACCGATCTGCTCCTCAAGCGCGTCGATGAACGCTTGGCGGTCGAGCATCCCGAACATCTGCGGGATCGCGGCGACGACCTTCTCGACCTCCGCGTTGAACGCACCGATCGTCATGCGCTCGCTCTTGTCGAGCAGGTCGGCGATGACCAGATCAATCGGGCTGAGCCACGTCGCGGAGAGTTCTCTGAGTTGTTCGTCGGTCATGGGTAGAAAATGAAGTCGATGGTTTGAGCGAGCGCGACGGCGGTCAGGATGATCGCAATCGAGAAGCCGGTGAGGACGATAATGTCGGGAATGAGGTCTTTCATCGGGTTAGGGTGGTCAGGGGTCTGCGGGTCATGTTTAACAGTTTGAACTTTCTGTTTTCGGCTGAAAATGTTTTTCGAGTGGCGGGAATCCTTTATATTACGTTATTTAAAAACTTTAGAGTATAAAACATAACACCTAAACCCCTGTCTTGTATACTGTTCATATTAACACTAGGTTGTCGGACTTTGCGCGGTTATCAGTCGCCCAAAGCGGTCGGATGTTCTTGTAGTGGGAGAGCTTCTCCAGTCCTTCGATGGTCGTCGCGCAGGACAGCGGGACGATGTGATCGAGGTGCCACTCGCCTCGATTATCCCAGCTCATGCCGTCAGCAAACTGCTTCTCGATGTGATTGGTGAACTGCTTAAAAGTGCATCCGAGCATCTTCTCGGTGCGGGTGTTCTTCCTTAGTCCTGCCGCTTTAAAAGCGTGCAGAAGCCTTCTTCTTACTCTAATTTTCATAGAGTAGATCGGACAGCCATTAATTCTTTTATTAGTCTGATATTTAGCAACTTGGGCTTTAATCTTATCCTTGTTTTTAACATAATAACTAGCTGCTTCAGCTTTAATCTTGTCCTTTCTATTAGCTCTAGACCTAGCGGCTTGGGCTTTGATCATATCCTTATTTTTCGCGCGATGTTTATCTCTTGCCGCTTTAATCTTGTCCTTATTTTTAGTATTATAATTGGCAATCTTGTCCTTATTTTCAGCCTTCCACTTAGCAAAATAAACTCTTCGTTCTTCTTTAGTCATATATTCAAACACTCGTTTGATTCTCCATCTCCTCGACCTTGCGCTTCGCCCAAGCGTAGCCGGCATCGCCGCCCCAGCCGTTCCATGCCTGCCATCCTTTGCCCTGCTCGGACCACGTCGCACCGTCCTTGTCGACCTCGTGCCGAGCGAAGAACGACACCATGCGCTTGACCGTCTCAGGCGACAGCTCGACGCGGTTGCTTATGTCGCGAGCGCGTGCCAAGCCGACCGCGATCATGCCGCGCTCGGATGCTGGCTTCGTGCGACGCACCTCGAGCGCGTTGGTCGCGTTTCTTGCCATCTCCTCAGTCGGTCGTAGGTCGATCTCAGTGCGTGCCGACTCGATCTCCTCTTGCTCTTCTGGCGGTATGCCGTCGATGGGCGGCGGTAGGTCGTCGACGGGCAGCAGGTCGATGTCGTCGATCTCCTCGCCGAAGATCTCCTCGCCTTCGTTCGGCACAGGGATGCCGAGTTCTTCGTAGACCCAGAGGCGAGGCATCTCGACGCCGATCTCCTTGTAGAGCTTGATGCGGTTAGCGACAGCCAGCTCGTCCTTGACGACGGGGATGTCCATCTCACAGTAAGGCATATCCTCGGACGCCACAGCGCCGAAGTTCATGCGCACGATCGCCGGGATGAGCTGGGTCGTGATGATGTCGGCGACCCACGACGAGACGCTTTGAAGCACCTCGCTGCGGATGCCTGCATGAACGTCGCCGAGAGCGCGTGACCCTGTCCCGGTGTTGTCTGTCGTTAGCGTCTGGCCGAGCATGAGAATATCGCAGGCGCGGTCGGCAACGTCCATGAGGTGAGATTGTGGGAGAGCGTCGCCGCTGCCGCTGATAGCTGAGTGGATCTCGAAGTCGACGCCGGGACCGGTTGCTGCCCAGCCCGAAGCTCCGATCGACTCCAGCATCTCCTCGGCCTTGTCGAGCGCCTCTGCGCTGCCGTCGGTCTTGGCTGTCCGCATCGGGATGCCGAAGAGCTGAGCGAACTGCATGAGCCAGCCGAGGCCGTAGACCGAGGCGAGCCAGTATTTAGTCAACGCCCGGAGGTTTGCCCCGTAGATCGGGTGAGCGCCTCCCTGCGACCATACGCCTATCACAAAGCGGTCAGGCGGGAAGTCCTCAAGCGGTGAGTTGTTTGCCCCTAGCGGCGCGATCATGAGCCTGTCGACCTCGTTCGAGAACTGCGGGAAGGCGAGATATTTAGCAGGCACAGGAGCATAGCAGCGCGGCGAGATGATGTTGTTCTCGCTCTGCCAGACTATCTCCATGACCGAGATCCCCTTGGCGTAGGCATCGATCAGAGCGTTGACCATCTGACCGCAATCAAGCTCCCAGTGACCCGGCTTCGGTGCGTAGCTGTTGAGCGCACGCTCGACGACCTCCGCGATCCTGACTGACTGTGGCGTCGGCTCCTCCATCCCCTCGCGGATGGCTGGCTTGATCTCCATCTTGAGGCGGCTGACCGCACCGCTGACCTCGTTGAGCGCCTTGCGCAGCCGTGGCCATGTGTCGAGCATGAGGCGGAAGAGTCTGTCTTGATCTTCGAGCTTGCCTGTGCGGACGTTGCGGAGGATTGTCCTGACCTGCTCAGGCGTTACGTTCGCCAGATCGTAGTCATTCGTCCGATAAGTTGCTGGAACTGGAAACACTATGCCCTTGCTCTCGTCTTTAGTCATGCGCTCTGCCCTAGTCTTTTAAACTTGACATGGCAAGAAAACAATTCACAGCGCGTTAAATCCTCGCGCCTTCGGTGCGGCGAACTCGGAGCGCTTGAGTCGAGTCGCTGACGTTCCTGTCATGCGTCCGCTGTGATGAGCGCCGAGGGCGATGCAGGCGAGCAGCGCGTCGGCTCGGTCGGGCGACTTCAGCCCGGCCTTGCGCATCTTCTCCTTGTCCTCGATCCGTAGCTTTCCTTGCGCGTTCCACTCGCTCTTGCGCGTCGTGATCTGGTCGAAGGTGATCGGGTCAAGCTCGCCCAGGTGGATCTCGCCGCGATGGATCGCTTGGGTGGCTGTGTGCCATACCTCGCCGATCAAGTTCGCATACTCCTCGGAGTCCTTGGCTGCTTGTCCGCCGTGAAAGCGGTTGATGTGCCAGCCTTCCTCCGCCATCTGGCAGACGAAGCCGGTGCCGAGGCCGTCAGCATCTCCCCAAATCTGACCAGGCTTTAGTCCGTGTTCCTCAAACAGTCGTATGAATTGCCGCGCAGCCTGCACCGTGTCGCGCTCCTGCCATGCCTTGACGATCTTCGCCGAGTTGCCTCGCCTGATCGCTAGCACGTCCTCGTCGCGCCCGGCTGCGAAGTCGCAGAAGGCGACGACCTCGCCTGACTCGTCTGCCTCCGGCTGGTTCTCGATGGCAGCGGTCAGGCGTGCCGGTGAAAGGACCATGAACTCGTCATCGGCTGTGAACTCCGCGAGATGCTTGGATCGATAGAGCGGGTGATCCTCGCCGTAGCGCTTGGCGTCTTGGTCGCGGCGCTCCTGCGGGATGTGAGGACACTCGGTCGATGGCACCTTGCGCGTCCAGTAGAGCGCGGCGTCCTTGTGATGGCTGTCGAAGAACTGCCCACGCGGAGCGCCGGGAGAGCTGACCCAGAGCTGATACTGCCGCGTGCATCGCTCGAACGCCTCGAAGATCTGATCTGGCACGGTCTTCGCCTCGTCGATGATGATCAGCAGCGGCGCGTCTGGCTCGCCGTGCCAGCCTTCCGCCTTGCCTGCGTCATCGGTCGAGAAGCCGAGCGCAAAGCCGCCCTCGGGCGTCCGCAGCTCCTCCGCCATGAAGTTCCAAGTCGGGAACTTGTCGCGGTGCTTGCGGATCGCCGGCCATAGCTGGTTCGATAGCTGCCTGAACGATCCCGACGTGAAGACGACCTTGCCCTTTGGATGCTGCTCTAGGAACCACAGGATGAGCGGACCGACGAGCCTGTCGGTCTTGCCGCTGCCGTTGGCTGCGACGACGCTGCTCGGCTGCCCGAGCGCGACGGACTCCATCGCCTCGATCTGCCACAGATAGGGGATGATGCCTAGCCTCTTGACGCAGAACTCGGTCGGGGTCATGAAATTCGCTTGACGCGCTGCTGAGCGTCCTCGATGACGCGCTTGAGTGCGTCCTCTTGCTCAGCAGGCAGGTTGATGACGACCGCCGACTTGTTGCTGTTGTCGATGTTGACCTCGATGTCGGCTGGAGGCTTCCATCCGCCCCGGCACTTGAGCCAGAAGATACAGGCTGACAGCGACTCCTTGCTTGACCCCATCGCTATGTCAAAAAGTCGTTGGGTTACTTGGTTGAGCGTCTTCGCGTTGCCTCTCTCGATGGCGTCGCGGTAGTTGTCTTCGACCGTGTGCCTCGACAGATTGACGATCAAGGCGATCTTCTCAAGCGGCATCCCTAAGCCTGCCAGCTTCTCGACCTGCTCCTCGGTTTCTGCGTTCGGGACATACCTAGGTCGTCCCATCACCTTCGTTCTTTTGGATGGTGGCTTTACGGCTTTGACCTTAGCGGATTTTATAGGCGGCATAAAGTTAAACAGTCGTTTGATACTAGCGACCCTCCACAGCCCTTAGCCTGCGGAATGTCTCAAGGGTGAGCTTGCCGTCGGGTGAGAGTGCGCCCGGACCGAGGCGTGCGGTGATCGTGTCGATCGCTTGCTGGCGGATCTCAGGGGTGACGTCGTCGACCTCTGCCTCTACTCCTTGGTTGTAGCGGGTCTTAGGTGCAACGCCCCACTGCGTGAGGTTGAGCGGGAGGACTTGCTCGCCCTTCTTGACCAGCCCGAGCGCCTCGGCTTCCTTGCGTCCGACCGGCTGCTGGGTCATGTCGCTGTTGAACCCCCACGGACCCCACGGGACGCCGAACCCACCGATGTCGGCAGCGTTCTGCCGCAGCCAGAAGGCGAAGTCGTCCCAGCGGCGGACTTGTCCCTGTGCCTCGACGTGGCGGAGTCGAGGCTCGATGGCGCCGGGACGGCGGACAAAGCGAGCAGCGGGAAAGCGGTTGATGTAGACCGGGTCGGTGACTTGCCGCTCGTAGTGAGCGAACTCGTCGGCCTGCTGAGTGTTCGTGTTGAAGATGAGCTTGAGGCGTGCGTTCGACGCGACGTTCGTGATGCTGTTGTCCTTGAAGTCGTCGGGTGTGGCGAGTCCCTCTTGAACGAGCAGGTCACGCGCACGCAGGCGGAAGTCGGCGAGGCCGGTGATCTTGTAGGCGCGGCTCGGGATGCCTGCCGGGCTGACTACGTCCTCGACCGTCGATGCCTGCCAGTCGAGGAGCATCCTGCGGAAGCGGCTCAGCACCTTAGCTGACTCGACCGTCGCTGAGAAGAACGACCGTTGACGGATAGCAGGGGCGACGGCTTGCCAGTCGGCAGCGTTGAACGATGCCGGGAGCACCTTTCTGCGCATGAGCGCCTTCAGTCCATCGAGGAAGGATTGCATCTT